GCGCGAATGGACTGCCGAGTGCGTCGCCGATCATTTCGAGGAGGCGTTTCGTACCCTGCGTAAGCTGCCGTCGGTCAAGGCGCAGGGGTATTTCAACACCTGGCCCGAGATCGTGCGGTCGAGGCGCGAGATTGCGTTCATGGAACCCGAGCCGATGCGGGTGTGGCCGTCTGCCGCGGCGATCACCCGGCTCGAGCGGACTTTTGATTGGGTGCTCTGGATCGAAGAGGACGAGCGTAAACTCGTCTGGAAACGCGCTGCCCGCGTGCCCTGGAAACTCATCAGCCATGAGCATGGCTGCGATCGAACCACGGCGTGGCGACGCTGGCAGCTCGCGCTCACAAAGATCGCGGCGCGGTTGAATGCGCAGTGACTCCAATGTGTTGCAACACTTTTCCATGCAACAAACGAGGGCAAATCAGCTATAGTTTTGACTATGCTCGGGAGAGTAGCGCGCCCGCGACGGAGACGATCCATCGCGGGCGTTGTCGTTTCCAACGCCATCGCCATCAGCATCATCGTCGAGATCAGCACCATGCCTGTCCGCCCGCCGATCCATCGCCCGGTTGGCCGGCGCGAAAAGCGGGAGCGTGACCAGGACTATGCCCGCCAGCGCAATCCGGTGGCCCGTGCGCTCTATCGCTCAAAGCGCTGGCGAACAGAACGCGCATCCTTCCTGCACGATCATCCGCTGTGCGTGGAATGCGCGCGTCACGATCTGATCCGCCCGGCAAGCATCGTCGATCACATCGATCCGCATGGCGGTGACGAGACGGTGTTCTGGGACCGCGCCCGCTGGCAGGCGCTGTGCGCATCGTGCCACGGCAGGAAGACCGCAGCGAAGGATGGCGGCTTCGGCAATACGAAACGCTGCTCATAGGCCCCCGGGCAGGTCAAATCTCTGGAGAGTTCGACCCCAGGACCGCGCGCCACCAAACGCGCATCCGTGGCCAAATTGGGCGATGGGGGGGTGCATGGCTAACATGTTGATTTTGTTGGAAACGGAAAACGCAAATGGCTGACCTTGCGCACAATGCGCCCGATCATGACGATCGCCGTCTTGCCGTCGAATATCGGCCGCTCGATGCGCTGGTTCCTTATGCCCGCAACGCCCGCACCCATTCGGATGCGCAGGTGGCCGAGATCGCCGCATCGATCCGCGCCTTCGGCTTTACCAACCCGGTGCTGATTGCCGCGGATGGCACGCTGATTGCCGGTCATGGCCGCGTGCTGGCGGCACGCAAGCTTGGCATGGATACGGTGCCGACGATCGTGCTGACGGGTCTGTCCGAGACGCAGCGCCGGGCGCTGGTGCTTGCCGACAACCGCATTGCCATCAATGCCGGGTGGGACGAGGAACTGCTGGCGCTCGAGCTTTCCGATCTGCAGGAGGCAGGCTTTGATCTCGGTCTCACCGGCTTCGGCGACGACGAGTTGCAGAACCTGCTTTACGGCAGCCATGACGAACAGGACGGGCTGACCGAGGACGACGCCATTCCGGAAGTTCCGGCAACGCCTGTCACACGGCGCGGCGATCTGTGGCTGCTGGGTGATCACCGGCTGCTGTGCGGTGATAGCACCTCGCCGGAAGATGTTGGTCGCCTGATGAACGGCGAACGGGCGGCGCTGTTTGCCACCGATCCGCCCTACCTGGTCGACTATGACGGAACCAACCATCCGACGAAGAAAACCGCCTCGGCGCGGGCGAAGAAAATCGCCAACAAGGACTGGGGCGACGATTATATCGAGCAGCCGCACTGGGATGATTCCAGCCAGGGCCCACAATTCTACGAGGCCTTCTGCAAGGTGGCGATCGAGCATGCCATTGCCGAGGATGTGGCATGGTATTGCTGGCACGCCTCGCGCCGCCAGCGCATGCTGGAAACGGTCTGGGATCAGTTCGATGTGCTGCATCACCAGCAGATCATCTGGGCCAAATCCCGCCCGGTGCTGACGCGTTCGGTGATGCTGTGGGCGCATGAGCCCTGCCTGTTCGGCTGGCGCCGGGGCAAGAAGCCCCGCATCAACCGTGAGGGCTTTGACAGCTGGCCGACCACGGTGTGGAACATCCCATCCTCGGAGATCGAAACCCGCGAGCATCCGACTTCGAAGCCGGTGCGCGTGTTCACGTTGCCGATGCAGTTGCACACCCGTCTGGGTGACATCTGTTATGAGCCATTCTCCGGTTCAGGATCGCAGCTGATCGCCGGCGAGAAGACCGGCCGCCGCGTCTATGGCCTCGAACTGTCGGAGGCCTTCTGCGACGTCGTTGTCCAACGTTGGCAGGCATTCACCGGCAAAGCGGCCACGCTCGATGGCGACGGCCGCCGTTTTGATGAGATCGCCGCCGATCGAGTGCCTGATGCCGGGAATGCGACCACGGGCGCAGCAAATGCGACCACGGGCGCAGCAGCGGCTTGAAACAGTCGCGCACCATGTCGCTGGTGGAATCGCTGACCAACGTCGCTATCGGCTATGGCATTGCCGTGGTGACGCAGATCCTGGTGTTCCCGCTGTTCGGATTGTCCACCACGCTGGCTGACAACATGGCCATGGGCGCCATCTTCACCGTGGTGTCGATCCTGCGCAGTTACTGTCTGCGCCGGGTGTTCGAGGCGGTCCGCCTTCGCGATGGTAGCACGGGATAAATGTATGGAGACCTGACATGGCCGGCCGCAAGCCGTTGCCGACGCATCTGAAGCTGGTGAAGGGTACGGCCCGTCCGCATCGCCTGAACAAGGCCGAGCCGAAGCCGGTGGTGGCGACGCCCAAACCGCCGGACCATCTCGACGAGGCTGCCAGAGATAAGTTCACCGCGATGGCGGAATTGCTTGCCCGCCACGGCGTGATGACGGAACTGGATGCCGGCGCACTCGCCCGCTACGTGGTGATCTGGCGGCGCTGGCTCGAAGCCGAAGCTGAAGTGAAGCGCCGTGGCCCGGTGGTGAAGACGTCCAACGACAACATCATCCAGAACCCGTTTCTCAGCGTGGCCAACAAGTGCCTGGCGCAGATGGCGCAAATCGAGAGCGAGTTCGGACTGACGCCATCAAGTCGCTCGCGCATCCGCATGGCCGAACCGGCGGAGGCCAGCGATCCATTCGAGGACTTTTTGACCCGTGGCAGAAAAGCGTAAATCCGGCTCGGCGAGGAAAGCGCCGTCCTGTCCGGTCTCGGCCTATGCCCGCGCTGTCGTCACCGGCAAGATCGTCGCGGGTCGGCTTGTTCGTTTGGCCTGCGGGCGTCATCTCGCCGATCTCAAACTCGGCAGCAAGCGCGGCCTGGTCTGGGATGGCGCTGCGGCACGTCATGCAATCGACTTCTTCGGCCATCTGCGCCACTCGACCGGCGAATGGGCCGGCGAGCCCTTCGTGCTGCAGGACTGGCAGCAGTTCGTCGTCGGCTCGCTCTATGGCTGGAAGCGCAAGGATGGATTGCGCCGCTTCCGCACGGCCTATGTCGAGGTGGCGCGCAAGAACGGCAAGTCGGTGCTTCTGGCCGGCACGGCGCTCTATGCGCTGATCGCCGATGGCGAGCCCGGTGCGCATGTCTATTCGGCGGCAACGACGCGCGATCAGGCCAGGATCGTCTTTGGCGAGGCCGAGCGCATGGTGGCGGCGAGTTCGGCGCTGCAATCGAGGATCACACGCACGGTGAACAATCTGGCCGTGCTGCCGACCTCGTCCTGGTTCAGGCCACTGTCGGCGGACGCCAGCAAGATGGACGGGCTGAACATCCATTTTGCGGCCGTCGATGAAGTGCACGAACATCCGGGACCGGAGATCATCCAGAAGCTGAACACCGCCACCGGTGCGCGGCGCCAGCCGCTGATCTTCGAGATCACGACGGCCGGCTATGATCGCCATTCGGTCTGCCGCCAGCATCACGAGTTCTCGGTCAAGGCGCTGGAAGGCACGGTGCCGACGGAATCGTCGTCGGATAGCTGGTTTGCCTATATCGCCACCATCGATGAGGGCGACGACTGGACCGACGAAAAGGTCTGGGTGAAGGCCAATCCGAGCCTTGGCGTGACGGTGAAGCTGGATGACCTGAAGCGGCAGATCGACGAGGCTAGGGAAATGCCGGCGCAGCAGAATGCGATCCGCCGGCTGCGCCTCAACGAATGGACCGAGCAGGTCACCCGCTGGCTCGACATGAGCGTGTGGGAGGAAGGCGGACTGCCAACTGCCACCGACTGGCGCATCGTCAAACACGAACTGGAGGAACTGGAAGGCAAGCTGCTGGGGCGTGAATGCTACGGCGGGCTCGATCTTGCCCGCGTCAACGATCTGTCGGCCTTCGTGCTGGTCTTCCCGCCGACACTGGATGAAACGCTTGGAAAGCTTGCCGACAAATGGATCGTCACCTGCCGGTTCTGGATTCCCGAGGACGACATAGTCCGTCGTGTGCGGCGCGACCGCGTGCCCTATGACGTCTGGCGTGATCAGGGATTCCTGACCGCGACACCCGGCAATGCCACCGACTTTGCCTTCATCGAGGCCGAGATACTGGAGCTGGCCTCACGCCATGATCTGCGGGAGCTGTCCTATGATCGCACCTTTGCCGGCGAGATCGTCCAGCATCTGCAGGATGAAGGCTTGAACCTGGTGCAGTTCGGACAAGGGTTTTTGTCCATGGCGGCACCCACGGCGGAGCTGGAGCGGCTTTCGGTGTCACGCTCGCTCTGGCATGGCGGCCATCCCGTGCTGCGATGGAACGCCTCCAATGTTGCCGTGCGCCATGATCCGGCCGGCAACATCAAGCCGGACAAGGAACGCTCCAGCGAGCGCATCGACGGCATTGTCGCCATCTGCAACGCGCTCGGGCGGGCGCTG